ATTATATAGAGCTCTAGAAGAAAGTTACACTGAGCTTGTAGCTGAACCACAATCTGGTGAATCTATTTCATCTAACTCACCTTCCTTCTTTGAAGAATTAGTAAATATGCCCGGCGCATTTAATCGCGCTGCAGCAGATTTACCAGGTAAGATTGATGAAGTTAAAGCTTCACTAGATAAATTATCTCTAGAAGTAGCTGCTAAATCAGTTACCGACACATTCGCTTCGCTTAAAACAGAGGTGTTCGGTTTACTACATGATGCAGGTTCTCTAGACCCTAAGCTTGCTGTCCTCTTATTAGTTGGTGGTGCACTCCTGCACTACTCATATAAGAGAAATTGGAAGTCTTATACAATTTTCCTCATTATTTGTATTTCTGTCACCTATTCCTACCCAGGAATAATGGCAGATACATATGAATGGTCTGGATTGCTTAACTTTGCACCCCCGCCTCCGCGTGAAACCAACGAAAATGTTGATGTAGAAATGGAAGATGCTGAAATTATCACTGCTTCCCCAGAAATGGGTGAGGGAGAATTTGAAGCTGCTATGAACTTTGTTTCTCTCGGTGTGTGTGCATACATCTCCAAGGGAATTGGTAGACCTGTTGAATTACAGGTGGGGCAATTTATTTGTAATTTTTCCCGATGTAAAAACGGTGTATTAGATATAACTAAAGTGCTCCTCGATTATGTTCAAAGAGTTACCAATCATGTAAGGGAGGAGTATCTTGATCGCCCCGCTTTAAAATTTATCTCTTCATATAATGTTGATATAGATAATTTCAACTTGGAAGTGAGATCTATCTCCCGTGACTACCATAAACATCTATTTGCAATGAATGATAGCAATTATGCTAGAATTTCTCAATTGGAATTTGTAGGAACGACTCTTCAGGTTGGTCTTAAACGTGATTCCGCAACAAGTGGTTTGTGTGGCGAGTTAGGTCATCAATTAACAAATCTCCGTCTTATTAAAAAAGATTTTGAAACATCTAATTATAGTTTCAATGGTGCTCGTCAAGAGGCTGTAGGGTTAAAATTTGTAGGTGGTCCTGGCTGTGCTAAGTCCATTGCTATGACACATTTAGCTAAAGCTTTATGTGGTAAAGTTTTAAAGGGTAGTGATCTTTCTGATTTCTATCATAATCCTTCTACATTTATTTACACAAGAACCTCTGAGGTAGTTTATTGGGATGGTTACACCTACCGAAATTTAGTTACTCAATTTGACGATTTTGGTCAAGCTAAAGATATTGCAGGTTCACCCGATAATGAATACATGAATTTAATTCGGTGTGTCAATTCATTTGAATATGCTTTACATTGTGCTTCTATGCACCTCAAAGGTAAATTGACGTTTCAATCTAAGTTTGTACTTGCTACGACTAATTTGCGTGAATTTAGGCCTCAAAGTATTATATCTGCTGATGCCTTAAATAGGCGTTTCACACTAGCTTATATGGTGGCACCAAAACCCCATATCACTAAGGATGAGTGCTTAAATCTATCCTTATATGATCGCCAATTTGACGTGAACAAATTGCCTCGAGCTACAATTCGTGGTGATTATGATCCTAGTCTTGCAGGTACTGAATTGAGTAATTTAGATCCTAGAGATCTGGAATACTATCCAATTGATGCTAAAGGCATGGTTACTGGTGATCCGGTTTCTTTTGATGATGTTATTAACGCAGCTATGTCTGCATATGAAGTAAATAGAACCCGCTTCGAGTTGAACCGTGAACTAGCTGATAGGTATTCGGGGAAATGTAAATATAAGCCGCTTATGGAAGCTATCACAGGTTTACCTGCCGATGATTGGGATGATTTTGATGATAGTGATGAAGACTGGGAAGAAAAAGCTCCTTACTCGTTTGATCGTGTTATAGAAGACAATCCTAAATTCTTCTTAGATATGAGAGCTACTATACCTAGACTTAAAGGCTACACAGATTACGAGATTGTTATTACAATGTGTGAATTGTTTGGTCCTCTTCCTGCGGTTGATATGATATATAGATGTTTGATACATGATGCTACAAAAGCTTTTGTTATACAACCTCTATATAAACCACCCACGATGATGTCTAGATTAGACAATTACTTGTCAAAGATACCTGGTTACATTTGGTTAAGAAATCTGGTTTTGGATTATAAGATGCCTATATTCGGTATTTTATCGATATTGGGAGGGGGATACCTCATTCACAAATTATCACAATTGGCTATGGCTTGGTGGTATGGCGACTCTGAGCCTCAATCTATGGGTCATAGTGATAAAATGAAATCTAAGAAAGTACAAGCGAAATTTGTTAAGAACTCGGATGCCGTTAAGATTTCTATCACACCTCAAATGGGGAGTGACTCGAGTGGTCAGAGTTTAGCACACTCAATACTACGAACCAACGTATTTCTGATGGAAGTTCGTAGTGCAGGTGTCTATCGTCGTGCAGGTTATGTAACTGTTGTACGTGGTAGAATAGCTATCATGCCATATCATTTTATACTTAAAACATTATCCGCCTTACAAGAGGATAGTTCTATTATAAGTGAGCT